TCGCTTATGCCGTAGTCATCTGCAAAAGGCGTTACATCTACGCGTTCATGCTCGATGTCTGCTACAATGTATTCTTCTTCGCCGATCTCGCTTAGTTCTTCAGCTATGGCGGCTCTAAGTTCGCCAATGTCTCTATAGTCTTCTACATTTAATTCGATGCTTTTTAAGTAGCCGTTGTTGTATGCTTCTAAGCCGTATACTGTTAATAACATAATATTTACCTCGCTAAAATAGTTTATTAATAATTAGTTGTTTAGTTAGTGGCGCGTGCTAAAAGTAAACCCAACGCCGCGCCTAGTGCTGTATATCCTACGAACCCAACGGGCGCACAGGTTGCCGCGAACGCGACACCTAGAAGCGTAGAGCCGATAATTAAGCTATTTAAAATGTATTTCATTGCCTGTTACTCCTGAGTTAAACCTGTTATTGACTGCATTGGGCGCTCTAGGCTTGTCCCATCTTACTGGTTGCAATTATACACGGGTTTAAATCGCTGTCAACTGCTTTTTTCAACTTTTTTTACTGGTCGTACCAGTTAGCGCACTTTAAGGTTTAGTTATTGGCGTTACTAGTCGCCCGTTGTTCTTTATTAATGTATTACTTCTAAAGCGTGGGAGCTAGGCAGTAAGAGGCTTTAAGTTGCTTTAAGTGGTGATAGTAATTAAGCGGCTATTGGTTGGCTTGGTGTTGGCGCTAGGTTGGCTTGGTGTTGGCGCTAGGTAGGCTATTAGTTGGCTCGGTGTTGACTATTGGTTGGCTATTGGTTGGCTTGGTGATAGTGGAAACAGGCGGCTTGGTGTTGGCTTGGTGTTGGCTCGGTGTTGGCGCTAGGTTGGCTTGGTGATAGTGGAATCAGGCGGCTCGGTGTTGGCTATTGGCTGGCGCTAGGTTGGCCATTGGTTGGCGCTAGGCTGGCTATTGGTTGGCGCTAGGCTGGCTGTCACGCAATAGTATAAAAGGCTAATGCGTCAAAAAATTGACGGGCAAAACCTGATGAATGAACTAAAAACGGCTTAACGAGGGATATATAATCCCTTGGTATTCTCAATAAAATCAATAACTTAGGGTACATTGTGACGCGAAAACGTGACGCGATGATAGTTAAATGGGCGTGGTGTGTGCTTGGTGGGCGCGTGGTGTAGCCCGCGTGTGGTGTGGCTTCTACGGTAAGTGAGTGCTTACTTACGCTAGAGTGCGCGTGGGTACGGGGGGAACTCGCCTGCCTTCTAGGTCGAGGTGTGCTTACAAATTTTTCCGACAAAAAGCCGCTATGTGCCTCTAAGCGCCCTCTAAGCGCTCTCTATGCGCCTCTCAGCGCCTCTCTAAGCCCCTCTAAGCCAATCCCTAACCCTCTCGTATTAAGGCGGCTCTAAGAAGCTCTAAGTGGCTCTAAGACACACTATATAGATATTATTAAGGGAACACAACATGCGGCATATAGCCATGTAGTGGCATGCTCGAAGACAAGCTATTAGAGTCTACAAGCCTATCTTCGAGCATATCACTAGCTCACTATTAGAGTCTATATGCCTATCTTCGAGCATACTAAAGACAAGCAAAAAAAGCCCTAAGACACATGATGTATCTCAGGGCAATAAACTAATAAGGTAATAGCGAGGTAAACTAGAGGTATCTAAGAGAAGCTAATAGATAGCTTATAGTTATCTTATAGTTATCTTATAATAACTTTTCACATCTATTCATTCTCTCTCTCCCTCTAGGGTGTGGGAGCTATTTTACTACCAATAACACCAGTTTCTGAGGTGTGTACTAGGCTTACTCCCTGTCGCTTCCTCAATGAATTTCATTAGCTCTTGCTCTAGTAATTCTCCCTGTCTCTGAGCCTCTAGGAGCTTCGCATCAGCGTCCATTTGGTCTTTCCAATACTCTACCATTAGCGCGAAGGCATCGAGCCTGTCATCGTGCGTTAGAGCGTTCTTTTCGTCCATGATGCGTGACATCTGGTAGAATAAAGAATACTGAATGTCGCCTGAAGCTGACTCATAGTCATCAATGACTACTTTAGGGTCAACTATGATACGATGTTGCATCATAACTGGCTCTAGTGTCTCGATGATGCGCTTCTCTTTACGTGTATTGTTCTTCTTCTCAGTTATTGTGACAGGATATTCACGAGCAAAGTATGGCTGTATGAGCTTACAGAACATACCGTCACCGAAGTTAGACTCAATGACTACTTCATGCACCTTATAGCGCTTAGCGAGCTGTACGAGCTGTTTAAGCGTCCTATCGCTATAACCCTCCTTCATACCTCCTGCTGACGGTACAAAGATGAACCCGTTGAGCATGAAGCCGATAGCGTATGCTGTTTCGTCTTTACCTCTACCTGACGGGTCGATAGCCATGACCCTTCCAGTGTACTCTAGGCGCTCTGGTGAAGCCCACAATGGACGATAATACCTATCGCCTTGTAACCCTACATGCGGCAAAGAACTCTCCTCTAAATCTCTCCTAGACGACCAAGAGTAGTCCACAGGTGCTTTATCTGAATGTATATCATCAATGATTAGGTCAGATAAACGCAACGGGTATTTATCAGCATCACTAAGAGTTGTATCTAGCATGAATTGGAGCGCAAAGCCTGCCTTACCGTAAGACAGTAGACGCTCTTGTAAGTCCTCGTCTGAGAACCGCTTCGGATCTGTAGAAGTACCTACAGGAACATCAAGCTCAAGTATAAAGTCAGCTAATTTACCGTTATAGCGCAACACTTCTTCATTACTTGGTTTAAGTGCTGTCCATATCTTAGTGTCATAACCACGCTCACCTAGTACGTTGTAAATAGACATTTCAGTTTGGGGAGTACCTAGGTAAATGATACGTGATGTTGGTAATGGCTTTAAGATAGCATCGAACTCTTTAACCAACTCAGCGAGCTTATCGCGTGCATCTTGCGTCATTGAGTTATTCGGTATCTCAATGTCATCAGCAATGATGATGTCAGCGCGTGAACCTGTTAGCTGACCTGTGATACTAGCTGACTTAACGCTTGGCGAATGGTCAGGACTAGCACCTCCAACATCGAATGATTTTAACGAGTTCCTCTGGTCACTTCTTGGACGTAATTCAGCTAGAAAATCAATATCGCTTATTAAGCGCTTGGTGAACATTGAGAACTGGTCAGCGCGTTCTTTAGTAGCTGACACAACCATTATCTTTAGGTCAGGATTACGGAATAACAACCACACAACGAATGCTGACGTAATCCATGATTTACCGATACCACGGAAAGCCTCGATGATTAGACGCTTCGAGCCATGTTGTAGCGCCTTAGCGATGTCATATTGTACTGGTGTCGGTTCGGGTAAGTTAAGGTAGCTCCATATAACGTATAGGAATTTTCTGAAGTCTTGTTTTAGTTCTTCTACCATTAATAACTCCACCATGTTTTATAGTCTCGTAAATCTAAGTGCAAAAAGCTCCTACTGATTCCGATACCTCTAAAACCTAGCTTCTCAGCATGGTGAATAAGACTCGCTAAATCTTCTAAATTGTCTACCGCAATATCTACCGCTATGCCTTTGTTATGATACCCTGCTTTAGGCTTTATACGCTCCAATGGGTGATTAGAACACCTATAGCCTGAGGTTACTATTATTGGCTTACCAAAAGCCTCTCTGAGCGCGTCTAAGCGCGTTTTAAGCGCATCTGTGACCTCTACCTGACCACAACCGCACTTACACATTAATTCACGTTCTTTAAAGTATTTCATTATGCCTCCTTTAAAGACACAGCGTCCTTGCTGTGGTTCTTATAAGTTACCAGTCTCCTTCAACGCCTCTTTAATGATACGCACTGCCTCATCATCTACGGTGTTATCAGTGCGCTTAGCGATTGCTTCAGCCGCCTTAATGATGATGCGTTTTAGCAATTCAGTTTTTAACAAGGAAATCAATAAATTAAGCATTAAACCTCCTATTGCTTATAGATAGTGTCAGGGTCTTTAAATGCCGCTAATTTCTCACTCAACATACCTAATGTGTTATCCTTCTTAGGCACACCTGAGATATGATTATCGTTAAGGAATTGACGACACACAGACAGGTCAGAAGCTGTCGCTTCGCCTGTCTCAATGCGTCTTAAAAGCTCTCGACCAAGAGCCTCGTGCATCTGTCTTAGTAATTCTTCCATTTAATCACCTACTTGTTTCTAGCTCGGTTCTTACTCTTACTCTGAACACGTAAGTTAGAACGTGAGTTATTTGCGGTATTACGGTCTTTATGGTCTACGTCTTTACCGTCACCTTTATGCACTAAGCCTAATTTCATCATTTTACGTCTAGCCGCGTTGCGCTGTGCTCTGCGCTTCTTCTGTTCAGGCTTACTGTGATACAGGCGGTACTCGCGCTTGTAATCTCGCTTCGTCATTAACTACGTGCTCCTCTAACTTATCTAAACGATGCTTGAAGTCAGCAAAATCAGCTCTTATGTGGATAATGTCATTCTCAATACGACTTAACTTAACTGCTGTGCTGAACATTTGGTTGCCATACCACAGCAAAATGCCTGCTATTACCGTAGTCATTACATTAAGATAAAGGCTCTTTAAGTCGTTCATGTATGTTACTTCCGTCTTACAATCTCAGCGCCTTCTACAGTCGCACGCACTGAAGTAGTGAATTTCTGAACAGCTACGCCTTCAGTTGTGTAGTTAAACTCAAGCATTGCGCTGTCTAAAGACGCTTCAGGTGCTGTTGCTTTAAAGTTTTCAACAGCCGCGTTTAAGTCTTCGATTAACTTATCTTGAGCAGATACTAAATCTTCTAATAACATATTTACTCCTAATTCAAAGTTGATTGTGACTATTCTTCATCTGATTCAGGTTTAACTGATTGGGCAACGTGAGCTACAAGGTCTTGCACTGTGTCGCCTTTAAATCCGCTTACAGTGGCAATTTCTTGTAATACGTTACGTAAAGACGCTACTTCGTCTTGAGCGTCTAATAAACGAGCTTTAAGCATGATAATGTTTTGTTGTTGTTCCATAAAAACCTCCAGTTTAGAAATTAGTTAATAGAAAGCTAGGCGCTTAGTAGCACCTAGCGGTTTATGCTAAATCTGATATACACATTATTTGTACGTTAAAGTCAGCGGTAAAGCCCTCACCGTTCGTAATTGTAATACTTGAAGTGGACGGAACTTTATACGCTTTAATGTACGAGTTATCTTGCCACCCAGTAGATGGATTGGAGTTGACAACGGTTATCGTAGCGCTCAACACTCTTGTTACGTTAATTCCCGATGGGTAGTTGAATGTACTAGAGTTGTTAGCCCCGACTGATACATAACCACTTATAATGGTAAATCCAGTCTCTTTATCGCGCCAATAGCCAAGCCCATACGATGTAGGCGTATACAGCTCGTTAGTAATATACGCAGGAGTTTCAGCGTACAGCGCTGTAGCTTTAACTTCCGTTACCGCGATATTACCTGCCTGTTTAACTAACTTAGCGCGATACTTAACATTCTGCGATTCAGGAGGGCATGACTCGTCCTCTACAACCCAGTGAATGTTAATTAACTCAAGGTCATCGTCCTCGACAACTGGCTCTCCTAGTTTCGGGTCATAGTACGTTCCACTGTGAAACTGACCGTAGACCGTCTTAGATGCCACCGTAGCCCATGAGCCACCGTTGATACTACGCTCAATAGAGACTGTGAACTTAGGTGCTGTACCATTGA